TACCCGCAAGTCATATTTACTAATATGACGTACCCTAATATTGAGATGTACATCTATCCTAAACCAACTAAAGTGTTGCAATGGCATTTTATTTCGGTTCAGGAACTAACGCAGCCAGCTACGCTTGCAACGAATATATTGTTTCCCCCAGGTTATTTAAGAGCCTTTAGATATAACTTGGCGTGTGAGTTTGCTGCCGAGTTTGGTGTTGAGCCAAGCCCACAAGTATCACGGATTGCAATGGCATCTAAACGCAACATAAAACGTATTAACAACCCAGATGATATTATGTCATTACCGTACAGTATTGTTGGCACACGTCAACGCTACAACATATTTGCAGGAAATTATTAAGGATAAATTATGGCTACGATTGCTATTTCAGCTTTACCCGTTGCAACTTCCCAAGCTGGGGCTGATGTATTGCCGATTGTGCAAGCATCTACTAGCACGACTAAACAATTGTCTGTAACTAATTTGTTTACTAGTCCTACGTTTGTTACCCCCGCGCTTGGTGTAGTAACATCAGGTAATATTTCTGCTTGTACTAGCACTAGCATGGTAATGGTTACTCCAGTATTAGGTACGCCTACATCAGGCAATATATCTAATTGCACAGGTAGTCCAACATTAACTAATTTAACTGCTTCTGGCACAATTGTTTCAACTGGCACAACAGGTGTAGGCTACGCAACTGGTGCTGGTGGTACTGTTGTTCAAGGAACTAGTCGAACTACAGGCGTAACATTAAACAAAACAACTGGCGCAATTACATTATTTAGCGCTGCGGGAACAACGACAGCAGCAACTTTTACGGTAACAAATAGCACAGTAGCAGCAACTGACGTAATTATTTTGAATCAGAAATCAGGCACAGATTTATATGATTTAATGGTGACCGCTGTTGCTGCGGGTAGTTTTAACATTAGTTTTAGAACTACAGGTGGTACAACTACAGAAACGCCCGTGTTTAGTTTTGCAGTAATTAAAGGCGTAATTGCCTAAACAATGAAAACCCCGATTTTAGGTCAATCGTATGTTGCACGTAGCGTTAATGCAGCGGATGCCCGTATGGTTAACCTTTTTCCTGAAGTTGTAACTGAAGGAGAAGAAACAGGGTTTTTACAACGCGCGCCTGGGCTAAAGTTTTTACAGACTATTGGTACTGGCCCTATTCGAGCGTTGTGGGCGCATCAAACAAACGGGTCAGATTTTTATGTAGTGTCTGGTCAAGAATTTTATAAACTAACAGGCACTACCGCTACACCTATACTTTTAGGCACCGTAAGTGGATCAGGCCCCGTATCTATTGCCGATAATGGCACACAGATATTTTTAGCGTGTAATCCCGATGGTTTTATATATAACGAAGTAACTAACGTGTTTGCTAAGATTACAGATCCTGATTTCCCTGGCGCTGTAACTGTATCGTACTTAGATGGCTATTTTGTGTTTAATGAACCAAATAGCCAAAAGATATGGGTTTCCCAATTGTTAGATGGTACATCGGTTGATCCATTAGACTTTGCTAGTGCTGAAGGTTCACCAGACGGCGTAGTTGCTCTTATATCCGACCACCGTGAGCTGTGGGTGTTCGGTACAGATTCAGTAGAAGTTTGGTACGACTCAGGCGCTGCCGACTTTCCTCTTACACGTATTCAAGGTGCTTTTAATGAAATTGGTTGCGTTGCAGCATTTTCAGTCGCTAAGTTAGACAACGGTTTATTTTGGCTAGGCACAGACGCCCGTGGTCAAGGTATCGTTTACCGTGCTAACGGCTACACAGGCGTTCGGGTTTCTACCCATGCGATTGAATGGCAAATACAACAGTATGGCAATATATCCGATGCGGTGGCGTATACCTATCAACAAGACGGTCATGCGTTTTATGTGCTTAGTTTCCCTACAGGCAACGCTACTTGGGTTTATGACGTAGCTACGCAAGCGTGGCATGAACGTGCAGGTTTTATTGACGGTAATTTTACAAGGCATCGTAGCAATAACCAATGTAACTTTGGCGGCACGATTATTGTTGGCGACTATTTAAACGGTAATATTTATCAACTTGATTTAGAAACTTACGCTGATAATGGACAACCCCAAAAATGGTTGCGTTCATGGCGCGCGTTGATGCCAGGGCAAAATAACTTTAAACGTACTGCACAACATACTTTACAACTTAATGCCGAAACAGGCGTTGGGTTAAATTTATACCCTGCGTATGAGGCTGAAGATATAGCGACAGAAGATGGCAAAGAAATTATTGCTCAATATGTACAAACTATTTTAGCTACGCAAGCGGGATTAGAATTAACTACAGAAGCTAACGATAACTTTCAAACTATAGGTATTAACACAAGTCTTGATGACATTAACGGTTATATTTTATCTACTAATGCTTATTTAGCTGCGCCTGGATATAACCCTCAAGCCATGTTACGTTGGTCAGACGATGCTGGACATACATGGTCTAATGAGCATTGGTCATCAATGGGCAAAATTGGTCAATACGGCTCTCGTACTTTTTGGCGTCGGCTTGGCATGACACAAAAGTTACGTGATCGTGTCTATGAAGTGTCAGGCACCGACGCAGTAAAGATTGCTATTACTAACGCTGAAATACTGTTGTCACCAACTAATGCCTGATCCAATTAACATTACGCAGATTCCTGCGCCTAGAGTTGAGTTAATAGATCCACGTACAGGTTTAATGTCACGAGAATGGTTTAGGTTTTTTAACAACGTCTATACAATTGTAGGCGAAAATTTAGGTATTATTCAAATACCTAATGGCGGTACAGGACTAAGTGATTACCCTACTAATGGTCAGTTGTTAATTGGCAATACCGCAGGGCAAAAGTATGAATTAAATACTTTAACTGCGGGGTCAGGCATTGATGTTACTAACGGCGCAGGAACTATTGGTATTGCTAATACAGGTGTATTGTCGTTTAGCGGGGGTACTACAGGTTTAACACCTGCTACGGCTACCATAGGTGCCATAACGCTTGCTGGCACCTTAGACGTTGATAATGGCGGTACAGGCCAAACAACTTATACCAATGGTCAATTATTAATTGGTAACACAACAGGGAATACCCTAACTAAAGCTACTTTAACGCCTGGCACAGGTATAACTATTAGTAATGGCGCGGGTAGCATAACTATTAACGGCACAGGCGGTACGGTTACTAGCGTGTCTGTCGTATCTGCTAATGGCTTTGCTGGTACGGTAGCTACAAGCACTACTACCCCTGCTATTACGCTAACCACAACTATTACAGGTATTCTTAAAGGCAACGGTACAGCTATTAGCGCAGCGGTAAGCGGTACAGACTATGCACCAGCTACAAGTGGCACGTCTATTCTATACGGCAACGGCGCAGGTGGGTTTAGTAATGTCACCGTAGGCACAGGGTTAACCTTTGCAACTGGCACGTTAAGCGCAACAAGTTCAGGTGGAACTGTTACATCTGTAAGTGGTACAGGTACAGTAAACGGAATTACTTTGTCAGGAACAGTCACAAGTGCAGGTAATTTAACGCTTGGTGGGACATTATCAAATGTAAGTCTAACAAGCCAAGTAACAGGTATATTGCCTGTTGCAAATGGTGGATTTGTTGCATGGCAATCTGTACAAACTTCTAGTTTTACTGCCGTTAGTAATAATGCTTACCCTGTTAATTCTACAAGCGGTGCAATTACCGTTACTTTCCCTGCAAGCCCAACAGCAGGTTCTTATATAACAATTATTGATTATGCTGGAACTGCTGGTTTAAATAATATTATTCTTAATCCTAATGGCAACAAAATACAAGGTTCTACTGCAAGCGCACCTATTACAGGAACACGACAAGCATATAATTTTGTCTATATAGATTCAACTCAAGGTTGGCTTTCTTATTCTCAACAATATAGTAATTTTCAGTATTCAGCATCTTATTTAATTGTTGCTGGCGGTGGTGGAGGTGGTTCTGATCAAGCATTTGCAACGGCGGGTGCTGGCGCTGGCGCAGGGGGTTTACTTAGCGGAAATCAACTTTTATCATCAAACACAGTATATTCTTTTGTTGTAGGTGCTGGTGGTGCAGGCGGTGCAGCAGGCTCAAATGCAGGCTCTGTAGGAAATAATAGTACAGCATTTAGTTTAACTTCTTTGGGTGGTGGAGGTGGTGGTAACAGCCCTACTGTTCCTAATGGTGGTAATGGAGGATCAGGCGGTGGTTCAGGAGGTGTAACAGGCGGTTCAGGAACTTCAGGTCAAGGAAATGCTGGTGGTCGAGCGCAAGGTACAAATTTTGGTGCAAATATGGGCGGTGGTGGCGGTGCTGGCGCAGCTGGTAGTGATGGTAATGGCGCAACAACAGGTGGAAATGGTGGCATTGGATCGTCAAGTTCAATAACTGGTTCAGCAGTATATTACGCTGGTGGCGGCGGTGGAGCTGGCGATGCAACTCCAGGCACAGGTGGAAGTGGTGGTGGGGGAAATGGTGGAACTGCTGGTTCACAACCTGGTGCAAATGGCACTGCAAATACAGGTGGTGGAGGTGGTGGCTCAAGCGGAAATGGTGCAGGAACTAATGCAGGGGGAACAGGTGGTTCAGGAGTAGTTATTATTTCTGTACCTACTGCATATTATTCAGGGGTTGTTACAGGTTCACCAACAGTTACAACATCAGGTTCAAACACAATTATTACATTTACTGCATCAGGGAGTTATACAGCATGAGTCATTTTGCTAAAGTTCTTGATGGAAAAGTTATACAAGTTATCGTTGCCGAGGCTGATTTTTTTAATAATTTTGTAGATACAAGCCCAGGTGAATGGGTACAAACTTCATACAATACATTTAATAATCAACACAGATTAGGTGGCACACCATTAAGAGGAAACTTTGCAGGAATAGGTTACACATACGACAAAACTAATGATGTGTTTTACCCTCCTCAACCATTTCCTAGTTGGTCTTTAGATGAATCTATCTGGAATTGGCTACCTCCTGTGCCATATCCTGATGATGAGAAAAAATATTGGTGGGTTGAATCAACTAAAAATTGGGTAGAAATAGAATAATATGCAAATT